CTACTAAATTTACTAGTTTTATGCAAAATTATGGATATTTCGTGCATAAAGTAGGGGTAAAATGCATAAAATAAAAAGTGTAGTGTCTGAGTTGACAAAATGCCCAAAAATCGTTATACTTGCAGTATGTGCGCGGCGGGGTTGTATGATGTGGTATGTATATAAATTATACTAATGAATATGATACTAATAATATGCATAATTAATATTCATTTATATAATATATAATTCTTAGTGAATAAACATAGCCCTGCTATGTTTATGAGCTTAGAATTATATTATCTACCCTGAGTGTAACGAAGGAGTAGATAATAGGTGATAGAGTATTGAATAATAAAATAGGACCTGTGATAGGTCCTTTTATGTATATTCAATTTTAAGGTATCTCACTGTGTCATCAAAGTCCTCAATGAACTCCTTAGATATTCTTTCCTTGGTAGCTATGTCTCTAAAGTTATCCCTAAAAGCTTCCATATTCCTAGAGCCTAGCACCTCAGCATGAGACACACCATAGTATTCCACAAGCCAGTTAGATAATTCATCTATCTCCTCTGTGCTACGTTTCCACCACCAGAACCACTGTGTATGAGAGAGTCCAAAGTGAGCCTGTGCCTTCTTAATGTTCCCGAATAACCTTTTCACAGCCTTTGAGGCGTCAGCCCTTAGCATAGGATTATAAATAAATTCACCATACTCGCTGTGAAGCTCAAAGTATTCCTTCAAGTAGTTCTCATAGCCCTTGAACCACTCAGTAGGACCTGAAATATTATACTTCTTATACCACAGATACAATAGTCCTCCCTTAATGAATGTCTTGCCTGTCTGATACATATATACAGAGGCCATGTCCATTTCCCAGAATGGTACATCAGGGAAGAATTTCTGGATATTTATATGGTCTCCATCAAGATACACCTCAGAACGCACATATTCGGCCATTCTGCTGTAGTAAACAGATAGTGTGGTACTTTCCCCTAGGACTTCAAATAACGCTGCTGTGGACTTGCTAGAGACCTTTAACGAGCCTGTGCCTGCCATGATGTATTTATGTACGTTGGCTGTGCTTCCAAATGTCCTAGCCAGCTTCTTGTTCAATCCCTTTAGCATTTCTCTTAGGTACTCATTCAGGTTCTCTATATAGGTCACAGTGATTTCCTTACCTAGGCGCTTTGTGTAGTAATCTTGGAACTGCTGACGTCCTGAGTCTATAAGCTCCTCTAAGTCATACTTCCCTGTGTCATATATGTTAAATAAGAATTCAGCCGTCACAGGAGAGACTAGCCTATTCTTTCTTGAAACTTCTTGTGATTTAATATCTGAGAAAATATACTTCATTTTCCTTACCTCCATGTAAATATTGTAGCATATTTGGTTAGGAGTTTCAATAGATAAACGGTAGAAAAAGTAAAGTACAGATAATACAAGGTAAAGAAAGGCACAGAGTATTTTATTCTTTATAGTGTAATATCTGTACTTTGGTAAAATATCCATAGTAAAGTACAATTAATACAGTATAAAGAATATCACAGAGCTATATTTCTTTAATATGCATTATCTGTACTTTGCTTGCAAAGTTCAGATAATAGCATATCAGAAAATTAGAACACAGGGAGGGGAAGAGCTAATCACCTCTGTGTCATATCTAAGGCTCTCTTGTGTAATTTCTTAGAGCTCTCTGTGACCTTTCCTATAGCTCTGTAGTAAAGTACAGATAATACAGTATAAAGAAGAGCTCTAAGAGCTATGTGTATTTCTTTAACTTGTATTATCTGTACTTTGCTAAAAAGCGAGATTTTTACTTGCACTCCCCTGTGACTTATGGTACTATAGATACATAGCTCAGGAGGAAGTATGTTACTCAGTTTAGACATTTCAACTCGTTCAACAGGATACGCCATTCTTGACCACAACGGAAAAGTGGTTACCCATAATGTTATCTCCCCTCGCAACGATAGTTACCTAGAACGTGCACAGGAAATGGCTGAGCAGGTAAGGCTTCTTCTGCATAGCTACCCAATAAAACGGGTAATTATAGAAGAGCTTAAAGTTCTCAAAAATCAAAAGACCCTTGTGTGTTTGGCTATAACACAGGGAGTGATTATTAGGGAGCTTAATGATTTAGCTATCAACTTTGTTGGTCCTTCGGTCTGGCGCAAGTTATTTAAGTTATCTGGTCTCAAACGAGCCGAGGCTAAGAAACATGCGATAGGCTTGTGCAGACGGAAGGGGCATGATGTAATCTGTGATGACGACGCAGAAGCGATACTGATTGGAGAATATTTTTATGAAAGTACAAGTAGTGACATCTACAAAAACTTACGAATTACCAGAAGGGCTACTACCAAAAGTAGAACAAAATAATTCTGAGAAAGTGCTTCGTGTGAATTTATCTGACACAGAAGAGCTTGTGTGTTATAACTTGCAGATGTATGAGCTAAAAGATGGAGTCCTCAGTTACTACTGTGTTCCATCAAACATTATTTATGAAGAAGGGAAACCTTTGGAGTATAAAATACAATCGTTATTAGGCATGGGGTAGGAAGACTTTTGCTATAAACCTTTTCATATTACCTTTCTATAACCTTTCTATTACTACCAGACCTACCCCAGCTGGTTTTGTGCATGTGGTGAAGTTGGCTTAACACAGAGCTCTGCAAAAGCTCCATTCGCAGGTTCAAATCCTGTCATGCACTTTGCCCTTTGTGGCAATGTATTTCATATATCTCCTGTATCGTTAGCCTGTGTGATTGTAAAAGGTCACATGGGCATAGGAGCAAATCACCTAATTACCAAACACACAGTGTTATACTATACATACGTTGCTCCGAAGAGTCCCATAGTGCTATCACTGTGGGATTTGTTTTAGAAGAAAGAGGAAGTGTAAGAAAGGGTTAAAAGAGGATGAGAGCTTATAAGACAGAAATAAGTCCAACAAAGTCTCAGATTGAGTTAATACATAAAACTTTTGGCTGTACTCGTTATATTTATAATCAATATGTGTATGAGAACTTAGAAAACCTTGTATCAGGTAAAGGATTTGTGTCTGCTTTTGATTACTCTAAGAGGGTAAACAATGACCCTAGCACTCCTTCTTGGTTGAAAGAAGTTCCTAGTAAGGCAGTCAAACAAGCTTTAATCTATGCAGATAGGGCTTTTAGAGATTACTTCTCTAGGCGTAGAGGTAAACCTAAGTTTAAGAAGAAAGGTTCTAGTGAGAGTTTCTATCTTATTGGTACGATTAAAGTTGAACGTCATCGGATTTTTGTACCTAAGTTGAAATGGCTTCGCTTGAAGGAGTTTGGGTATATTCCTAAGAATATCACCTCTGTAACTATCTCTATGAAAAATGGTCGATATTACATTTCTTGCTTATGTAGAGATGAAAAAGATGAACGTATTCCTTTATCTGACTACACTATGGGTATTGATTTTGGTTTGAAAGAACAATTTATTACAGAGGATAGAGTTATACCTTCAATCAACCATTCTTTACCTATTCGGAAATTAGAACAGCGTTTACGAAGAGAACAAAGAAAGCTATCTCGTAAATATGAAGCTAATATGATTGATAAGATTTATTATAAAACAGGGGCTAAGAAAGGGCAACTTAAATCATATAAGTGGTTAAAACCTTTGTCTGAATGTAAAAACATTCAAAAGCAAAAGTTGAAAGTTGCTAGGATTTATGAGTGCTTAGCTCGAATACGGACAGAATATAATCAAAAAGCACTACACTCTTTAGTTATGGAACGAAAACCAAGCGCCATTGCTATTGAAGATTTAGCAGTGTGTAATCTGATGAAAAACCGTCATTTGAGCTCATCTATCATAAGAGCACAGTGGTATCAGTCTCGACTCTACCTAGAAAACTTGTGTGAAAAGTTAGGAATAGAATTGAGACTAGTAGATAGATTTTATCCGTCTAGTAAATTATGTTCTAATTGTGGTTTTAAGTATAAAGACTTGAAACTTAGTGAACGGGTTTGGACTTGCTCTAATTGTGGTAGTTACCATGATAGAGATAGAAACGCTGCAATCAATTTAGCACAATGCAAACAATATACTGTACTGACTGCAGTTTAAATAGGTCACTACCATGGGTTACACGGGAAGTTAAGCTTGTGGACTGTTATATCAAATGAGAGTAGATTTTCATAGTTTATGAAGTTAAAATCAGGCAGGTTGAAGCAAGAATATTTCTAAAAATTTATTAGGAAGGTCATGAAATATACATTTAGGTATATTTTGTGTAACAGGTTATTATGGCTAAGAAATCAGAGAAAAGACTATACTCAGATGAAATGCGTGAGCTAAGCTTTGCCTCCTTTGAGGATTTAAAAGCTTATGCTATCCGCTGGGGTCTTGAGGAATATGATGAGGACATTGTGAAGGCTTTTGGTCTTAAACGCTTTGCAGAAATTCCTCCAGCTACACCAATGCGGATTAACGCTTTGAAGCAGATTTTTGAGAGTATTGAAAATGGCACAGCACGTATTGAGTGGGCTAACCGTATCGAAGGTAAACCTACACAGACCACTGTGAACCTGAACCGGGAAACTGAGAGTATTGAGGAGCTTGAGCGCTACACCAGTGCTCGTCTTGATAAATTATTTGAGGACTTGTAATGGCAAATTCACAGGACAAGATATTCATCAGGAACTATGATGATTTTAAAGCAAGGCTTAGCGAATATGTTAATCGTGTGATTAACGAAGTTCCTAGCGACAACTTTGAAGAGGCTTTAATTGGCTATCTTGTGGACCTTTACACTGACTCGTTTTATGAGGAGCTTGAGTATATCCTTAATGAACTTGGACTAGAGCTTGATGAGGTTGAGTATCGTAATGCACAGAATAGTATCAATCAATCAGGCTTTGCCAGAAGCAATTACACACGTCTAAAAGAGATTTTTGCCAGTAGGAAAGCTGATATTCTAAGTATTAGAGACGAAGTAGTTGCTGAAAAGGGTGTACTAGACCAAGAAGAGATTGATAGAAGGATAGTACCAATTATTGAGCTCATCTCTGTGTCAGAGGTTCATATGGCTATTGAGAAAGCCTCTGTGGAGACTGCCAAGGTTCTTAACCATATCACAGGAGAGGTAATCTACAAGCGGTGGAACTCTGTGAATGATGAGCGTACTTGTCCAATTTGTAGGCTTCTTGACGGGACTAGAGTTCCTGTGGGGATTTCCTTCATTGAGGGACTTGACCCGGAAGATGACGCCTATGACGTTGCTGTGAATTACTTAAGTTATACAGGAGGAGACTTTAGCTATGCCCACCCAAGATGTAGATGTTGGCTCACCTATGAAAAAGAGGAAGTTACTCTCTAATAGGGAAAAGCTAAGCATACTGCTGGACTCTGTGACTCCTAAGGAGAAGCTAAAGAAGGCAGTAAAAGGGTACATACCAAAACACTTTAAGAGAAATAGTATCAGAGAGACTAAGGGCTTTGAGAAAGAGCTTGAGTATTATAAATTAGGCTTCCGTACAGCCCTATCACGGTTCAATATTGAGCTTTGGTGGTCACAGGCTGTGCAATTTGGAGCTTTCCTGAGTGGAGATTACAAGACCGGCTACTGTGTGGCTACTCCTCGGTATGGTAAGTCCTTCCTGTGTGGAATTATGAGTAATAATTTTGCATTTTCAGGGCAGAACTGCTATGCTGTAGGGTCAACCAATGAGTATTCAGGAATTATTATCCAACACGCCAGAGAAATCCTAGTAAATGCTCACCCTTCTGTGAAAGAAATGCTGAGTATGGACGAAAATGATGTATCAGCTGTTGATAGACGGCTAAAGCGTGGTCTGAGCTCATTCTCTAGTGAGGGATTTAGCTTCCGTAACGGAGGAAAGCTAGAAGGACTCTCTGCTGGTAGTAACTTTACAGACCCCTCTAAAATCCATGTAATCGGACGTGGAGGGAATATGTTTGGAGACGAAGCCAGCGATATTTCACCTCTTGCTCTAGGACATATGGCACGTCGGGAGTTTGAAAGTGACACAGGTGAGAAGCTCATCATGTATCTAATCTCTAACCCACGGTCACTGAACAGCTTCTTTGACTTTATGACCAAGGAAGAGCTGGCAGATGATGAATTTGTTATGTGGCTAGACGTTGTGACTGCTATGGAAGAGGGCTCAATTAACTACACAAAAGACCAGCTCATGAAGTCAGGTTTTACAATCACAGAGGACTCAATCAGAGAAAATCTCCTGTGTGAGTTTCCTGTGGAACGGTCTAACTTCTTTGACGCTCAGCCTGATATTCTTGAAGAGTTTAATTCCCTTAACCCTGACCTTGAGTGGTTTCTTGGTGTGGATAGTGCCTACAAGGGCGCTGACAGTATCCAAGTAACTCTGTCTTGTATAGACAAAGAAGGTCACATAACCGCTGTGGATACCACGGATATTAAGCCTAAGGAATGGATTGATGGTATTACGGCTAGAGACGTTGTGAATAAGATTATTACAATAGCCAATCAGTTTAAAGTAAGGGCTATAGCTATTGACTCAGGAGGAGGAGCTCATATTGTTCAGCCTCTTAAGATGGCTAGGCTGTCAGGTAAGCTAAAGGCTTATGTGTATGATATAGACTTTGGTGGTAAGGTCACAGAGGCTAAGAAGATAGCCCATGACCCTAGTGCCGAGTATGCCTTTAATAAGCGTGTAGAAATGCACCTTATGTTACGAGGAATGATGGAGGCACAGCGTGTGTCCTTCATGACAAAAGTCTGGGACGGAATTGCTCGGCAGATGTCCTTTGTGGCAGAAATTCAGCGACCAGAAGACAGGCTTGTGAAACTTAGACCTAAATCTGAGATTAAGAAGCTAATTCACCAGTCACCAGACGAACTTGATAGTGTTCTATTGGCTATACACGCCATAGAGCTATTCTATTTGGAGGACCATTAATGGGAAGAAAGAGAAAGAAGAAAGTACAGAAGCCTCAGCAAGCACAGCTGAGCCGAAGGACTCCTGAGGAGCTTGAAGGTGTAGAAGCTATGGATAAGTTCTTTAATTCAGCTGTGGAAGACCGATTGCTATATACTTCTAGTGGCTATCGTGAAATGCCTATTGGAAAAGACCTTAAGACCATTGAAAAGCTTGCTTTGAGCCTTCCTGATGTAGATTATATCCTTGACAGCATGGTATACTACATGTTCACTAACCGCCTGACAACGAAGGACGAGGAGAAAGATAAGCTACTCCATAAATATTTACAGGAAACCAACTTTAATGGTCAGCGTAATATTGATGTCCTGCAAGGTGTAGCCAAGGGTTATCGGAAATATGGCTACTATGGGTTATATAATTCAGGAAATGGTCTTGTAGGAGTTCACCCTAAGGATATTCTTGCAATAACAATTCCTTATCCTGAGCACCCTGTGTTGACCCAGACATTGAGCTATGTAATTAAGCGTACAGATGACGCACATGCCATTGTAGACCGTATCACAGGATACAGTAAAGGATATACAAATCTTGACGTTGAAGCCTACATGGATTTGTTACAGAACCCAGAAAAGTATGAGGACGATTTGCTCCTTGTGACTGAGGATAATTTCGCCTGTGTCAAGTTGGATACTTCCAAGGTATTCGGTATCAGTCCGCTACTTAAGGACCGCAAGCGTGTGCAGTTGTTGTTGAACATTCTTGATAGAATGAACTATGATATTGCTCGAAACGGTATTGGTACGATTGCCCTGCAAGCAAAGGATAGTATCATTGACAGTATTGAAGAGGGTGAAGCAGAAGGATTTGTTCCTAGTGCTGGTCAGCTTCTTGATATGGGACGTACCGCTAAAAAGGAACGTGCTGACAAGATTGCCAAGGACATGGAGGATATTTCACAGAAGCTCTCAGAGACAGAGTATAATGACGCTATTGTGTACTCTAGTAAGTTTGAGAACCTTCTCCAGCTAACACGGGATACCAAGGCTGTGGACTTCCTAGATTATCTGTCACTGTATGCCTCATCTATTGTAGCTCAAATGTTTGGAGTGCCTGCCCGTCTGTTTGACTTAGGGAAGACAGTATCAAATATTGGTACACACAGTATCATTGACAACTCAATGAAGAATAATATTATCCCTATGCGGACACATTTCATTGGTCAGTGCTCACGGCTTCTTGAAAATGCAGTAGGGCTCAATCACCATGAGCAGGATATTACATTTGCAAGTTATGAGTTCTCTAAGGACTACAACTATAGCAATGACATGACAATTCTTGAAGTTTATGATAGACTTAAGGAAATCAACCCAGAGAAGGCAGAAGCCTATCTGGATAAAAACTTAATTATTTAAGGAGATATGTAATGCCTAGAAAGAAAGTTACTGTTGAAGATTTGAACGAAGCTTTTGTGGAAGCCGTTCATGATGATACTCCAATGGCTGTGGCTACTAACTCAGGTAAGGTAGTTAGTGGAGATACACGGAGAGTTGGAGAGGCACGTAAGGTAGACTATGAGCTTGAGTTCTGGTTGCCTGTGCCTGAGGATTTTGACCCAGCAGGTTCTGACTTGGAGCTTGTGATGGGAGGAACAGCTTATGTGCAACGAGTTGAGGCTAAACAGCGCTTTATCTCAGCACGTATTGGACGACGTGTCCGTAACTATGCCTCACGTGTGGCTATTGCCTTCACTAATTTTAAGGAAGATGGCTCTACAGAAGTTTACACAG